CGTTCTCGTTTGGCTCGTGGTCTTGATGCACCACCAGTGGCGACTTCACTCCCATTGACAAGACGGAGGCCATCTTTCTTGGCTTGCTTGATGGCTTGTACTTCAGCAACATCAGCCTCGGTGACATCGACGACGGACATTGTTTGTAGGACAGGAAACTTTCCGGCGATTAAGAGAGAGCGAATCCAGTTGTCACGTTTGGCTGTGCCAGTAAAGCTGGTGCTGATGTGGGTCTTGAGTCTGATGTTTGGGTCTACGCTTTGGCCGATGTATCGAACCTCGTTGGTATCAGGATCGCAAAGGGCGTAGATGGTCACTTGTCGGGTTATCAATACTTCGCTCATGTTCCTGGGTAGCAAGCCTTTCGATAAGGGCAATCATGCTTTCGCCGGTGTGTGCAGCCAGTATGCGCAACGTGCGGTGGGTCTCTGGCGTGACTCGGATCATTCGATATTCTTTTGTCGTGGTCATGGTTAACCTCCTGTATGTATTGTATGCGAATGTATACAGATAATCAAGCGGTTGGGCGACGAGTTTACCTTAAAGATTCTATCCGTTTTGATAGAGATGAAGTGAAGTAAGTGCAAGTTATGCAAGTTGAATGGACCGAAGCACAGAGGAAATTTATAGAGTGGCTGGCGTGCCCCAGATTTGAGCGGATACCACCGACCATACTGATGTTGAGCCAGGAACTTGGATTCGATGAGTCTACCCTGCACCGGTGGAAGAAGCTTGACGGTTTCCAAGAAGAGGTGAACCAGCTGGCGAGAAAAAGTGTGGGTCTCTCTCTTCCTACCGTGTACGGCGCGTTGATACGTAGAGCCGAAGCAGGGGAATACCAGCACATCCAGTTATTGCTAGAGCTTGCCGGCGAATACACCCGGACGCAGCGCAATGTTAATCAGTCAGATGTGAAGGGGGACATCCTCATTCGGTTTGTCGAAGAAGAAGTCGAGGCCGATGGGGCTGAATGATATTGCGTTAAAGAAGCCGCATAGCGATAAACAGCGATCGATGGTGGAGTTTGATGGCAATGTAGTGGCCTTCTGCGGTAGGCGGTTCGGTAAGACTGATGCATACGTGCATCGAATCTACAAGAAGATGAGCCGTAGGCCGGGGTTGTACTGGTGGGTGGGTCTGAGTTGGCGTAGTGCAAGTATGAAGAGGGCATGGCGGGAGGTTACTACCATTGCTCGGAGTATCTACAAGGTTGCCGGGCTGAAGGAAAGAGATTACATCAATCGTAGTAGTTATGAGGTAAGGCTTCCAGGTCTGGGCGAGATATGGTTTAGGACGGCTGAGAATCCTAGTTCATTGGCGGGTGAGGGTATACGTGGCGCCGTCGTCGATGAGTTCTCGTTGATGGACCCTACGGTGTGGAGTGAGTATCTTCAGGGTACGTTGTTGGATCATGGGGGATGGGCTGCATTTGGTGGGGTGCCTAAGGGAATTAACTGGGCTTCTATGTTGTGGCATGATGCCGCGGTATGGCCCGGATGGTTACAAGTACATGCGACCAGCTACGATAACCCCTACATTAGCAGAGCCGCATTGGATGAGGTCAAGGCTAACACATCGGAGAGCACGTTCAACCAGGAGTATCTAGCACAGATATTAGACGGTGGGGCGATATTCACAAAGGTAAGGGAAGCGGCGACGGCCAGGCCACAGGAGTATGCACAACATGGGTATCCATCTCATCCTAAGCACAGGTACATTGTCGGGGTTGACTGGGGTAAGTACGAGGACTATTCGGTATTTGCGGTGATTGATGCGACGGTTGGGGAGTTATGCCATCTCGATAGAAGCAGGCACCTGGACTATACGTTTCAGATTAGACGATTAGAAGATTTATGCAAGAGGTTTCAGGTAAGTCAGATGGTGGTAGAGACCAACAACAACGAGACAGCGATAGAGCTAATACGCAAGACAGGCCTACCAATGCAGGAGTTCACGACACGCAACGAGAACAAGTTCAACATCATAGAGGGTCTCAAGGTGGGGATAGAGAAGGGTCAACTGAAGATACTCAACGATGTCACACTACTTGGGGAGTTACAGTCTTTCGAGGCAACACGATTACCGACTGGTGGGTTACGTTATGCAGCGCCTCAGGGGTATCACGACGATTGCGTTATGGCTCTTGCAATGGCGTGGAGTGTAGCGGGGAATTATCAGCCGGTGACATTCGAGAAGAGAAGTAGGTAGATGGACTGGGATAGTACACAGTTCTACGGGTTCGTGGTGAAGATAAGTAAGGGTGACATTGGGCCGAGTATGGCTCAGTACAACAGGAAGAGACCACCTCTATGGCCTACTGCTAAGACGATACTAGACAAGTGTGGGTTAGAGCTAGACCGCTTTGGATGGATTGAATTACTAGGGTGGTGCAGATTAGGAACGCCGGAGAGATTACCGGGTCCACATGACTGGACTACATACGGTGCATACGACTTCGACAAGATAGCAGAGTACGGGATAAAGGGTATGGGTATGGGCATGGGGTTATGGGTAGAGTACGACGAGAGAGGGATGGATGACTAGATGCCGACTGAATACATTGAGATTGACGACTTAGTACAGGATGGAATGAAGGTATATCTTGGACCATTCTTGGTAGATGAGGCAGTAGGGCTAGTGGTTGCTCTCGGTCTGAAGAATAACAAGGTTAAGTACACACTGACGTTCACATCGGAGTTGACCCAATACGGTGGGATGGTGCTTCAGCTAGTGGATAGTTGTGCCGAGGTAATAGAGAAAGAAGCAGGACAGTAGACAGTAGATGAAGTTAGATGCAAGAGAGATTAAAGAACTAGTCACAGAGACAGAGACTAAGCGGGCAGACTGGGCAATAGCAGCGCAAGAGTGGCAAAAGATGTGGGAGTTGGATAGGTATGCCGATGACCGCACCGCAAGTAAGGACCTTGATGGCATAGAGCAGATTGTCACACCAGACCCATTCAATATCATTCAATTGCTTACTAGATTTGTCTCTAGTGAGATGAGGATAGAGATACCGGCTCTCAGTGTTAAGGATACAGACGATAAGCGTACTAACCTACTATCAGAGTGGCTCATTGCCTTTGACCAACGAAGCAACAGACAGCAGGGCAGGAACCTAACAGATGACAAGGTATGGCACAGCGGCGTTAGAGGTCGAGGTATCAGTCAAACCATATGGGTACAGGACGAGCTAAAGGAGTTAGGTCTTGATAAGAAACGATTACCAATCCTCACGCGCAATCTTGATAGCTTTAACGCCGCGGTCGAACGTGGTGCATTTGGTGCTGACTACGGATATCACAAGTACAAGGCTAAACGACAGTATATCCAGCAACAGTACCCCAAGTACAAGCTCCCTGAACGATTCGGAAGTGACAACATACGGCACGGCTATTTCACGGAAGAGTGGGAAGTAATTGACTTCTGGTGGAGAGATAGAGGCGCAGTATGGCACGCTGTTTCAATAGATGGTAAGTACGCAAAGAACCCGGTCAAGACAGAGTACCCAGAGATACCATTCATTGAGTGGAGAGCAGATGGAGCGCCGATTGAGGATGAGTTAGCCCAAGCACTCAGTATCCTGCACCCTATCAGGAACCTATGGAAAGCTAAGTGTGACTATGTAAGCAAGGTGGGTACAGGGTTGTTGTATTACTTTGACCCGCTCATGGTCTTCACAGGTCTGAATCCAGGTCAGAAGATAGAGCTAGGGCCAGGGGGGAACTTAAGGTTAAACCAAGGGCAGACGGTTGATGCATTTAGACCAGAGCCTAACGTTCCGATGGCCGAAGCCTTGTTGAACATGATACAGCAGGGCATTGACCAGGCTACTTTTCCGGGTGTCTTGTATGGAGATCCAGGTAGTGTCACAGCAGGCTATGCGATCAACAACCTATCTCAGCAGGCGCAGAACAGAGCCGCAACGATACGCAACAACATTGAGGGTGCGATTGAAGCGGAGAACGAACTGAAGCTGGCATTGGTCGAGATATTTGGAGGGGATGAGGGTGTAGAGATTTGGGGTGGTTCACGTATGAGTGACCGCTCCCGCCCTATTCGAGTGTCAGCCAAAGAGATTAAAGGCAACTACGCTAACGAAGTACGTCTGATTCCTGAGCAGCCGATGGATGATAACGGCAGGATTATGACGTGGTTACAGTTGGTGGAGAAGGGCATTATCAGTAAGGCTACTATGCGGGACAGGGGTGTTAACGTCGCTCTACCGAGAGATGAAGCAACCAGGATAGCCTATGAACGTGCGTTAGACATGCCGGAGATACAGGCCAAACACACCTTACGGGCAATGCAAGCGGTACATGAGCAAGAAGATTGGGAACTGGTAATCAGCGGAACACCACTCCAACAAGTACATGAAGGGGAAATGCAATGGCGAGATCAGAAGGAACAAGAGGAAGAAGCGGCAAAGGAAGCACGTCGCCAAGAGAAGATGCAGCAGCAAATGATGGAGCAGCAAATGGCAATGCAGCAGATGGGACCTGGAGGACCAATGCCGATGGGACCGAACTCATCCATGAACATGCCGATGGGTGCGGATGGATTCCCGTTACCTCCTGGGATGCCCCCTGGAATGCCGATGCCTGGTGGGCCGCCCTCGATGCCGCCAATGGATCCGATGATGATGGGGCAACCTGGTCCTCTACCTGGGATGCCGCCTATGGGACCATCGCCCGATATGGGAGCGCAGACGCCAGGACTACCGGGGATGCCTCCTGAAGCAGCAGGACAATTTACGCCGGAGATGCTAGGCATACCGCCACAAGCGCCTCCAGGTCAGTTTGACCAGATGCTAGGTGGGCCACCGATGAGTGAAGAAGAGTTGTTACGACAGATGACAGGCGGCCAAGTGCCGCCGATGATGTAAGGCAGCACGATGAAGATATGGGTTGGGATTGAGAATTACTGGCTCCACTACGAAAAGCGTCCTGACGGGTTGTGGAATCACTATGTTTCTACCGAGTGGCAAGTTGGTGATGGAAGCGGAGAGATTCGCCTCATAGGTGTTGTCGATGAAGATGGGCGAGAAGTTGCAGACGTAAGTAAGCAGGAAGAAGTAACGAAGTAAAGAATGGCAGTAGGAAATACATACATGGCAGCACCGGCTGTCAGAAGACCCACGACTAGAACAGTAACGTCTAAGACCCCGACAACGCAACCGGCAATGTCCACCACTAGCGCCAACGCAGAGACCCTCATGGGCGCACGTGTAGACCAAGCTCGACCGACCACAACCGCAGCAGCAACCCCAACGA